ATCCTGATAAACTTGAGCAACAACACTATTAACCGCCCGGATTATCTTTTCATCCCTTCGCGAAGCGGCCCCCGCATACGGAGCCAAAGTTGAGGCCATGACTATTGAAAATTTCATTCTTGTGTTGTCTGTTGTGTTTCTTCGCCCAAGTTTAATGCCGGCTCTTTTATCGTTTCGCCCTGCATAAGATTCATATACTCTTCTGTTTTAGCCCTTACCATCTTATCAATAGCATCTTCGGACATATCATATAGCCATACTTTACTTTCTTTCTCCAGGTCATTAAAGATGCTTTCCAGATTCGACCATAATACTTCATTGTACTTTGTTGTCAGACCTTGCGAAATTAACAATCTCACGCTTTCTTCATTATATCCCCGGAATGGATTAAAGTTATTCTTTATGCGAATTATCTTTAACTCATTCGGCCGGTCAGCATAGAGTATTTCATTTACGTCATCCTCAATGGCTGCAATGGTTGACGTGGAAGCATTCGCATCTTTAGCGGCCTTGAGTTCACTCATTAATTCAGTAAGCGATTTGAATTTAAAGTCATTGGGGAATAAATGTTTAATTATAATCTTATCGTCAGGATTGAAATCTGTGAATGTTGCAATATCCCTTACAACATACTCCCACATAATAGAATAGGCCTGAGCGAAAGGATAAAGCGTATCATTCATATTATCATTCGTGATAGCTACTTCTGTGGCTGTGTTTATAAGTTCATTGCGGGTCAATAACTCTTTATTAAACATCATTAAATAAGTCATTGCTTGAAGATCCCTGATGTATTCTTTTTGGAAGGTAAGCAATTCAATAGGGGGTGCTTTATAAACAAGCATCTTTTCAAGATCAATCATTGCTGCAGGATCGCGTGGCAAGTCAAGTGTAATAACATCCATTGTTGAGTTCTGCAATGGCCTTTTACCAGTGCCATGACAAGTATTACAAACACTTCCATTGAGGTCTTTGCCCTTGTTACAATCAGGGCATGGATCGACATAAGCAAATCTTTGTGGAAAAGCTGTCATTGCTGTTGACAAATCCAACTCACTATCAATCTTTAATGTCTTATTGAGATAAGGAATTATATCATGAAAACAACTTACAAATGTCCGTCCTTGTGTTTGCGGATCGCGCTTATACCCGAACCGACGTGCAGGTACTTTGCTATCTTTTGGAGTAAATTCCGCAACTGAATAAAACTTATTTGATATTTCAATTGTATTTTCTCCTTTATCCCCAGTCTGGGTAAACTGTATTGTGTCCTGTCCCAAGTAAATAGTATATTTGCTCCCCTCAGCTTCTCCATCACCATCTTTGTATTTAATTGGTAATTCAACAACAAGATATTCAAGTATGTTGTTATTGATCTCAAACATTATACATTGTTCGGATGTTGCCACAAACGGATATGGTTTTGCCTTTTCTTTCTTGGGATCAAACTCAGTAAACTCAGTAATTAAAAATGCATTCGGATCGATATAATTATAATCAATAAATGCATATTCCAAATACTTTTCAAGTGATGTATCGCCCCAATATTTGGCAATGATCAGGTCAAGATCATTCTTTTTATTCTCCGTGCCTTCAGCTTCCCAATCTATGACCCTGGTTAATGGCTTTTTCCGTAATGCCTTTTGAAATGGTAGTTTTGTTGATGCAAGTGTCGGGGGGATTATTGAGTTGGTAATAAGTTTGCGCATCTCAAATTCTTCCGGCGTTTCGCGTTTCACAATACGGCGCAATAGATCAGATATATCATCCCCTGAGACCATTTTATAATAGTCTTTTGCAAGATTACAGACACGTTTATAATCCTTATGCTTTATGTCGTTTTCGATTATCTCTTTAAGTTTGAGAAATCCCTCTTCTTTATTCATATCTGATAGTTTTTAACCATTTTAAAATATGTGATCTTTTATTTATCACTTTATCATCCAGTGGATCAGAAGTTTCAAAGTGCGTTACAAGCTTTTCAAGTTGCTCAACTGAAAGAAAGTAGCCTGTGACATATTTCTCTTCATAATCGCCCGTTCTTATTAACTTAACTTCAGGAACCATAATAATTTCTAAATGCTTCAATTAACATATATTCCGCATTATCGCTCATGTGCCCGTATTTCTGATATTTATCACCTGTTAGCTTATCAGTGACAATATGTTTATCTTTCGTACCATCCACCGCCTGTTTACAATACATAAAATCATTAATCATGTGTTTGTTGTGCTCGTCAATACGTATTCTCAAAGGTAATTTATTTTCTAATACCTTATTAATAAAATCCCTGCGTTTTAATATAAGGGAATTGTTTATTATCGTTCTATCGCTACCGGCAACAAGGTATCTCCTTAACTTAAATTCAATAACCTCATAATGGTGCTTAAATTCCTTACTCATTGTTGAGCGTGCGTGCCCAGAAGCATCACCATAATAATATAATCCTGTTTTGTGGTTAGGATAACGCATCATAAATTCTTCACAAACCTCTTCTGTTGAGTTACGGGGATTTTCAAGAGCTATTTCATCAATGCAGCGTGCCCACCATATACCTTCTATCTGTTCAAATTGCCATATAGAAGCAGAATTATAAGGCACTGAATTCTGGTCAAAAGTTATGTGAATAGGTTTTTTAAGATCATATTTACATGGTTCGACGTGTTCCAACCGCTTAAATGAGGAATAGAACTCACCCCCCAGAACTGAAAATGGATTGCCATAAACTAAAGCGCGCGCCCGTTCTTCTGAGTTAGTAGCAAATATAGAATTGATGTAATTTTCACCCACATTATGAATATTGTGGTATGTTGAACTAATGACAACCTTTTTATTGTTTGCCTCTTTGTTAAAGAATGTCTCCTTTGAATATATCTTTTCGGCTATTTCCTCGACATAATTATCAAGTTCAAATAACTCTCCTAACCAATCTGTTTTTGCAGGAGAGGTAAGACAATAAAGCGGATTCCATTGTTCAGACTGTAATCCCTCAGCCATAACTTCGTTTTTAACAACATACATCCCTGGCTGTCTTAATCTGGTTATGATTACTTCTTTTAGTGCTTCTTCTGCTGTGTCTTTAGTCTCATCCAAAAGACACCAACCCATTTCCTTCCCTGAATGTGAAAAATAATTATCAAGTGATCCAGTAAAAATTAACCCTCCATTACAAAATGATATGATATTATTGAAGCGGTCGAAGTTACGTCGACACTGGGTCCAATTTGCGGGAGGCTCACGTCCTGAAACATATTGACCCGATGGATTATCTTTATTCCATTCAGTCACGCCTATTGAGGCCCAATACTCACGAATGCGAAATAAAGTAGAAGTGTTGAGCTGATCGAACGTATTTGCAAATATGCCTCCCTTGACTTCCGGAAACTTAGTTATGAAATTATATGATAGGATACCTCCTAAATGTGTTTTTCCACTACCGGTACCAGCCAAAAACAAATTTAATCCGGCCGTACTGTTTAATATTGCAGCTTGTGGACCTGATACTATTTGTTCAACGGCTTCTATCATTTGGTTTTGATTATGACATTAGGAAGATTAGGCATATTAATATTATGATCTATCTCGTTCTTATCTTTCCAACCATGTTCATTAATCAAAACAAACTTAGTGATAGTTGCGTTGAGCTTGTCGACAGCTCCGTATTTTTTAAGCTTTATTTCTTGTATTTTTTTTGCTCTTTCAATAAGTTTCGCAAACGAGGAAAATTTTTCACATAAATAAGCTATCAAAGATGAGTAATAATCATTCTCAATATACAAGAATTCTTCCCAAAATATATTTGTAGGTTTAGCTCTCATCCATGTTAAAAGATCATTACCAACCTTTAAAGCATTCTCCTCAGACCATCGGCGTGTAGGCTGATAATCTGAAGAGAATTGTTTGCCATCTTGTGGCCTTATTTTTCCGTAACCTCCTGGCATTATATGTTCAAATAATCTTCGTTAAGTTCATCGCCTGACAAATATAAGCCATTATTGTGACATGCAAGGTCCTTTTTGATGTAAAACTTTGTGTTTGCCTGTCTGAGCAAGTAAACGGCATCATAAAGAAATTTAGACCAGTTTATCGTCTTGTCAAGTCCTTTATAATTATTCAACTTTCCGACCTTTACATGATCTACGATTTTTGATGCTATTTCAATAAGCTTCAACGATTCATCAGGATTAATAACTGGTTCAAATGATACCCATGTCTTTATACCTTCAGATGCAAATTCGCTTAATGCAGCAAGTCGATCAATAGATGATGGTGCGCCTGGCTCCCACTCTTTACTTTTTGATTCATCGTAAAACGTAAGCGTTGAGCCAATTTTGAAATGTTCAAACTTTTTAAACAGATCAATGTCTTTTTTTGCTTTTCCTGAATTTTTTGTCAATATGGCAACATGACATTGATGTTTTAAAAGAACTTCAAGAACTTGCCTTGTTTGTCCTGATTCAACCCCACAATAAGGATCTCCGGTAAATGACAAAAGAATCTGTTTTTGTCTGTCATCTTTAGATAGCTTTATGATACTTTTCTCAAGCTCATTAGGGTTTAGATCACAACTTACTTTTGAGTGATCATAAGAGGTGTTAAAACGTTGCATCATTGGCTGTACATAACAGTATTTGCATCCGTGATCGCAACCTTTAAAATAATTCAGAGCTAATGGGCTGTATTCTCTTGCCCGGCCTGCTGGTTCATAAATTTTACACATAGTTCTATATTTTATATTATAACTTATTGGATTCCAAGTTATAACATTTTTTCATTCTATCCAAAATTATCTGACAGTTTATTGGATTTAATTCCATCATATAACAAACTCTATTTAACTGCTCACTTGCTGCCATTGTTGATCCGGCCCCGCCAAAGAAATCAATTACTTTTTCGTTTTCATTTGAATAATGTTGAATAAATGTTGACGGAAGTTCTATCCTTTTTGCTTGATTAAATCCAAAATTTGTATCTTCATTGTCATTATGAATTTTTGCACATTCTATTAATGTCGTAAATCCATCATAGAGATTATTGAATCTCGTTTTGCCCTTACAGAACTCAGCAATAAAATCAACTCGCGTCATAGGCTGATTATTACTGATGAGTCTTGCTTGTCGAAAGTCAACAGCAAATAATTTTCTAAACCAGGAATACCCATTGTTTATATTTTCAATCAAAAGTCTATCTGAGTTCATTATAAAGATATGACTATCTTCCTTTGCTGAATCAAATATGTTTTGCGAATAACTGTCATCAAGATCGTAAGGGGGATCTGTAAAAATCATATCAGCCTTTTCTCCCTGCAGTAATCTCAAACAGTCATCTTGTTTTGATGCGTCTCCACAAAGCAAAAAATGTTTCCCAACCTTAAATAAATCTCCATACTGGATATCTGTTTTTATATTATCTTTAGGTTGATAATCATCTTCTATTATCTTCTCTTTTGACTTCTCTTCTTCGTCAAACTCAAATCCCCAATCAATTAATTCGTCTTTATCAAACTCTCCATTAAGTATATCAAAGTCCCATTCCCCAAATGGAAGATTATCCTCAATTATAAACCTTTTCTTTTCTTCATCAGTTAACTCAGATGCTTTCTTTATCCATGTGTCCGAAATTTCTTTGTATTTCAGTTCTTTAAGTGCTTTGTAGCGCATATTACCACCAAGTATCATATTTGTATCATCTATGATAATGGGGCGTAATTCAAGCATTTTAGGGAATTCAGATATAGACTTTTTTAACTTTTCAAAGTTAGCGTCTTTTATTAATCTTGGATTCTTTGGATTTACCTTTAAATCAGAAAGTTTTATTTTTGCCATTTCAGTATATAACATTATGAACAAAAACATAAATCGAGCATCCTAAAACACCCAACTTAAATGCTATTAAACTGATCTTGATTATTTTATCCATTATTTACTTTTATTTTTGAAATATTCAATCTGTTTCAGTCTGGTTTTAGCTTTCTTTTTACTCATCGGCTTTGATAGCTTTTTGCCTTTACTGGGATATACTGTGCATTTGCCTTTCTTACAACGTATCATCTCAGTTTCATTTATGCAAATTTAAACATTAAGTTTATCATTATCAAAGATATTATTTTCTGAATATTAAAAGCACTTCATCATAGCGATTTTGTTTTGCCCGATTATCAATAATCTCAAAAGGAATATTCAGAGTTCTGAAAATAGACTCTTCATTATCTATATCCTGTATGTCCTCAATAATCATTATGCCACCCTCGCGAAGCACCGGCCATACTGCTTTGATAAAATGCAACTGATCTTTTAGAAAATGAGAACCATCATCAATAGCAATATCCGGTATAAAGTCTTTAAAATAATCTTCTGTAAGATCATTCGAATCCATTAACTGAAATTCAATATCATCTGTTTTGGGAACATTAAGAAATATATCAATAAAACGTATTTGTGCTTTGCTGAAATAAAGACTCCATAACTTTGCACTTCCGCCGTATTGATAACCTACCTCAAAAAGATTTATTTCTTTATTCATGTAAGGCGCAAATAGTTCATCATAAATAGGAAGATAATTATGTATCGTCCCCTTATCGCTAAGGGCATCCGAAATAAAATACCCGTCACCCTGGCTTTTATTAATCTCTACTAAGTTCATATTGATCTCGTTTATATGGTAATGAATAATGAGAGTGCCCTTCTAACAGCGCCTGTTTGTCGTTCATGTGAGAGTTATGCAATTCACAAACTTTTACATCTGGGTTTGTGCCTATCCAAAACTCACGACCGTAAATCCAATCTGTCATTAATAGTTCATCGCATAAAGTATTAAGATAAGAAGCATTTGCCCACCAAAAAGCACCGGAAAAATGCGGATAGTTCCCATAAATTGTATCAGAATTCCACATCACACCACAACAGTCATATTCTTTTAATTTTTCAATACATAACTGCCAATTTTCAATAACAAAATACTCCATATATTTGCGCCAATCTTCTGTTGGTTCTGAATATTTTGTCACCCCTTTTGTATGGAAAAACATTATCTGTTCATCGGGATTCTGTTTTGCATATCCGGCAACCCAACGCATTGTATCTGCTATCTCATTATTCTGATGATAAACATTGATAAATATTTTTTTGCCTGGAACTATTATTGATTGTAGATATTGATAAATCCATTCTATATCCTCCGATGTTTGAATTATTCCAATATAAAGATAATTACAAGCATCGTAAAGACCGGAATTAATTAAAGAATCAAATTGTTCTTTAACCATTCGTTTGTATTCTCCATACGGATAGATGTGGTAGGCTATTGTCATATTATCTGTATATCTGGGAACATAATTATAAACTTTCCTTTGTATTGATCTGTTAAAGACTCAATAATGTAATCCTTAAAGTTATGTGCCAGGATTATAATATAATCAATTTCATGCGTTTTAAGGACATCACGCGGCACAACCTCAATTCCGGTTCCAGGGACAAACTTACCTTGTTTAAACGGCGTGTCATCAATGATAAATTTGATTTTAGTATAGTCTATGCCACAAGTATTCAGAAAAACGCATCCTTTTGCTGCGGCTCCAAAACAGGCTATATTTTTACCTTGTGAAATGAGGTTGTCAATAAATGATTTAAATAGTTCTATTTTTTCATGTGTCCTCCTGCCCCATTTTAGGTAATAATCCTTTGTCAGTGTTTTTTCAAGATTTAAAAATGATTCAACTGTTGAATCAGCTTGTCTGTAAGATGATTCTTTCGTGCTTAATACTCTCAATGTTCCGGCATGCATATCATGGTAAGATACGTTTATTACTTTCATTCTCTCTTGTTTTAAAAGATCAACAATATTTTTAAGTGAATAGTAATAAATATGCTCATGATAAATCTGATCATAATTGTCATTTGCCGTGGTAGTAAGCACGTAAGGAAATTCAAGACACCATATACCGTCTGAAGTCAAACTATGTTCTATGCCCTGCACAAAAGAGCGGATTTCAAAAGTATGCTGGAATACATTTGTTGAGGTTATTAACTTAGCCTTATAATTAACTTTTATCTTTTCATCAAAATATGTACACCAATATTCAATATTCATTTCTTTATTTATATCAATAAAGCTTTGTGAACAATCAACATTTATGTATTTAAGGTTACGATTCTCTCTTCGAAATTCACCCAAAAGACTTCCATCGTTCCCCCCAATGTCCATTACAATATCATTATTTTTAAATTCACACATCCGGTAAAGATAATCATACATCTTTGCGCAATGGTCCAGATAAGGTTTATTTACTCCTGACCGATATAGATAGTTCAAAAACAGACTGTCTTTATCAATTAACTCAGTAAGTGAGACAAGATGACTTTCATTAAAAAACTGTACCGCAAGTGGAAGCCTCTGGCAGTTTAATGATTCTTCACGCGTGGCACAAAGATTATTTACCAAAGGTACATTTCCAAGATTAAGAAACTCTGTTATATCATTACTTCCTGTTATCGGACATTTATCTATTTTCATA